TTTCACAATCAACTCTCAAAGAAACATAAAGACCTGAAGCACAACCAATGTCAATACCACCATGTTGACCATGACTTCTTGGTGCTCCTTGAAGACTGGTAATAACTGCTGGAGCACCAACAACACTACTTACATTCTCACCTTTTCTATAACGTGTACTCTTTTCTATTTTTGGTGCTGGACCAGAACGGAATGTTGGATTTGGTTCTTCCTTAAATTTCTTAAATGCTGCTTCTACTGCTTCTGGTTTAATTGTAGCTTTATTTCCATTATATCCTCTATAATAACTCTGACCTCTTTGGATAGATTGAACATAACCTTGAGTGGGTGCCAATACTGGAATACCAGCAAACTCCATTGCAAGTCTTCTTGCTGCTTCAGTTGGATTATTAATAATCATATCAGCAGTAATTCCACGACCTCTGATCAATGCTAATGCAATCTTATCTTGATTCTCTGGGCTAAAAAGATCTTTATCTGGATTCAATCCTGCTGCTTTTGCTTGACCAATTGGATTTGTGAGTTGATATCTACCAATAGCACCCCTTCCACCTTTAGTGCCGACTGCCCTATTCGCCTGAGCAATCGTCATACTTGTTAGATTGGGATTACTATCATTAGGAGCAATAGACGTGTACCCACCCTCTGCACTTCCAATAAGGTCTAGAACAGGTTTAAATCTTCCAGCAGCTGGTGTTGATTCGCTACCTCCACCTCCTACAGTAGAATCACCAGAGTCTCCTGTAATAAGTTTCTTTAGAAAAGTAGAAAGGTTAAAATTTTCAAAATCTTTAATCATTTTTTGAAGATCATTCAATATCCTTTGTGATGAACTTTCTACTTTATTTCTATTTTTTTCTGCCTCTGTTAATGTCCCGTCATTCGTAATTCCAAGTATTCTATTTAAATAAACGTCAAGACTTATGCCAAAATCTGAGAAGAATTCGCTTATACCGTTACTCCAGTTTTGCAATATGCTATTTAATTTGCGGATTCTTTCAATTAGTGATTGGACTGATTTAATAATTACTGGAAGATTAGTTAGAATCCATCCTACAAAAATAGTTCCAACAAAGTCCATAACTCTGCCGAGAAATCCCTTCGTGCTCGCAGATATTCTTCTTGTTGCACTACCAACTATACTACCAATCTTTCCAGACTCAATTATATCTTCTCTTTCTTTTCTTTGAACTGATTGTCTTCTTGCTTCAAATAATTCAGATTTTTTTAGAATAGATTTATTCTTTTCTCTGTTGCCAGAATCTAAGTCTTTTATAATATTAGTAGATGTTGAATTAGCACTTCTCAATCCATCGTTAAAAGACATTAGAGATTTTCTAATGTTCCCTAAGCTGTCGCTACTTTTTAGAAGAGATCTTTGTGCTTCTGCCATTATCCTGGGAGTACGTTAAACATGGTTATTGTATTCAACCTGTAAATATTACTTGAATCACTGGTTGAAAAACTTGGAACATTACCAACTGAACCAGTTGATCCAGTTACAACTTTTGGTGGAGAAGACTGTCCCCCTTGTCCAGATGGTATCGCTATAGGAATAATGTTAATCGGTTGTTCTGGTGGTGGTTGAGAAACTTTTTCTGCAATTCTATTTGTTTTCTCAACTGGAATAATATTAGAAGGTAATTTTCCAAGTTTGCTAATATAATTTTCGGTATCAATAAAGGATTTAACCTCACCAACAGTGAATCCCATTTCAAGGAGTGTTTTGTCTCCAGGGTTAATTTGTCCAGGACTTAATCCCCTTGACGGATCACCCTCTAATGGAACTTCTGCAGATTTAACATCTGTAATTTCTGATCCTGGTGTTGCTGTTAATTGAATTTCTCCCTTATGTCCATCTGATTCTGGATCAATTTTCTTTCCAGAAAGATCCTGCATTGGTTGAACTTTTGGTTGTGAAGCGCGAGAACTTATATTCTTGTTTTCTGTTGAAAAAATACTTTCCCCTTTACGTAGACTATCAAAAAATTCTACTCCACGCTGCTCTACAATATTAGCAGGCATTACATATTCTTTGTTTGACAACCATGCAAGAATCTGATCAATTCCCTCTTTACCATTTACCAAACCACCTTCATTATATCCTTGAGCACCAGGTGGTTTGGTTGGATCTGGTGGTGGAGGTGCCCCTTGTGGAGGTGGTTGAGTACCAGGTGGTCTGGTCGGATCTGGTGGAGCAGGAGGTTCTGGTTCTGGTTCTGGATTGGGAATCTCTGGTAGTTCGTTTCCAATGAGTGGAATATTTTTTATGTAATCATTATAAAATTCTATTGCAGTATTCTTAATAATAGTAAGAAAATCTCTTCCTGGTTTTGTAAACAATCCGACTGCAGCAAGTCCTGCAAGTAAAATACCAATTCTTCCAAAAGTTCCACTAAGAATTCTTAGAGCACCATTTGATGCAACAAAAACTCCAACAATAACACCGAGACCTTTTAGTACGTTTAACTTTACTTCATTAAGTTTTTCTGTATTGCCTTCTGCTTGTGCATTAATTGCATCAATTGCTTGAGTTGTTAACCAACCACCAATAAGACTTAAGAAAAATCCACCAAGACTTCCTAACGTAAATTGTGCTTTTGTTGCTAATTTTCGTGCAGGTTCTACAGCAGCATTTTCAATTTTCTTTTCAATTATACTTTCTTGCCCTTGGCGCAATTGTTCTTGTGCCAGTCTTCTTTCTTGTGCCTGTTCTGATTCTTCTTTTCTTCTTTCTAATGCCTGTGAGGTTGCTAAATTTGAACTAATTACTCGAAGAGAATTGTTTAGAGTAACAACCTGCTGATTTAGATTGTTTATACTACTTGCAACTAATCCAAGTTGTAATGAATTCTGATTGAGTAATTTTGTTGTAACTGGATCTGGCTGACTGCCAGCAGCTGCCGTAGCACGGGCATCTGCTGCACCCCTACTATAAGCTTCTGCCTCTTCTTTTGAATTAAATAACCCACCTGATGGAGTTGGTTCAGCCATTTTGCTGTGCTTTTAGATTTTCCTCTTCAATATATTGTTGAAGGAAAGATAAGTAAATATCTTTCTCCCAAGGTATCATATTTTCTAATTCTGTCAATGAATATTTATGGTGCTGCATCAAGGCAAAATTAACCCGAAAGTATGACTCAAGGTCAGTATGAGCCATACTTACGCGAAAAAACTTGCAAGTCCCTCAAGAACAACGTCACTTTCAACTTCAGTGTTTGGATTTTTAATTGTGATTGTATGTGAAAGTTTGGGCATTGTTGTAAAGAATTTCTCAATTTCTTTGAACTGTTTGGAATTCAACTGTTCAACAAATTCACGAAGTTCTTTTTTGGTGCAGTCCTTTGCAGACCAAGACTCTTCTTCACTATAAATTTGCTCAATAGAAGACATAATCACATTGAATGTTTCTTCAAGATTTACATCACTAATAGAGAAGTTATTCTTTACGAATTCTTCCATTGAAGGATACTTCATTCTCAAAGTCAGATTATCATCAAGTTTGATATCTTTAGAATGATCCTCGTCAATCAAAACTTGAATTTCGTCAAGATTAATTGTTACAGGAACCTTTGTTGTTCCATCGTCTGGGCAGGTTACTAAAACTTCTACCTCTTCTCCAACAGACTTTCCACGGATATTGAGGAACAAATATTCAATGTCAAAAGTTGATAATTCGTTAACTTTCACACCTCTACTAAGAATACATGACGAGATAACATCTTGCACAGCATTAGCAATCTGAGACAAATCTTCTGTCTCCATAGCAATGATTAAGACTTTCTCCTCTCTGACTAGAAATGGTCTATACTTAATTTTCTTTCCAGTCGAAGGAATTACCAACTCATAAGTTGGCGTATTAATTTTTGGTAAAGGCATTACAATCCTTACAAATCAGTTAAAATTATTTAGTGACCCATTTTGAGGGTTATTATATTTTACGGGATTGACTGATGGTAGACTGAGTAACTGCAGTTGAATTTAATATAGTGGTGTTTCCTTTACCAAAATAATCAGTACCAGTAAGTTTTACAGCTGCTCCATTATCTAACTTATTAGAAAGATCTGCAGTCTTACCACCAGCATAGGTAAGATTTGCATTGTTTCTCTGTAAAGCGTCTGCTCCAGTTCCAGTTCCAGAAGGACTTCCATCCTTGTTTCCAGTAATGTTTAGGAATTGTGCCAAAGAACTTGATTGACCAGAAACATATCTTTCATATTGGAATGTTGCTGATATCTTTAGTACATTGGATCCATCATAAGAAACGGTGGTGGAATCTAATGACAGTGGATACAATCCGAAGAATCTATATTCAATATATTTTTTATGGTCCTTTTCAAATTTTGTAATTCTAGTTTGATCACATTTGTATTGATCTGGATATTGCATTCTATAATAATATCCAGGAGTTAAATTACTTACGGCATCTGGACCAAATTCAGTACCACTGGACATAAACTCCATCCAGTGCTCAACAAACTTCAGTGCTCTATAATTATTGTCACAATAGAATTCCAAACTCATTGGCGTATAAGTTCTTGTGTGTGCAAATTTCTCTACAACGCCCATGTAATTGCCAACAACATCTGCTGTAGCAAATCCACTACCAGGAAGAATTGCTTTGCTGCATAGCAGACCTATTGTTTCGCTAATATATCTGGAATCAATGCCCCTTTCTGCCAAGTATCTTCTTAAGTTCCCTGGAAGACCAGCAAACTCAACCATATAATGGGAAGTTAGAGCGACGTTCCCTATAACTGATTTGAGTTCAGATATCTTTTTTGGTAATGGTCTAGGCACTCTAAATATCTTATAAGTGATTGTTTAGTTATTTAGATGTCATATAAGGGAAAATACAAACCTTCATATCCTCAAAAATACAAGGGCGATCCCACC